GTGTTAATTCCCGGAGAAGGTATTTTGGCATCTACTGGATTGTATTTAACATTAAGCGCAGGTTCCGTAACTGGGATCACGGTGTTCTATGGCTAAGTCTCCTGCATGGCAACGCAAGGAAGGAAAGAATCCGAATGGCGGCTTGAACGCCAAAGGAAGAGCATCCGCAAAGAAGCAAGGGATGAATTTAAAACCTCCACAACCCGAGGGCGGCTCAAGAAAGAAATCATTCTGCGCCCGAATGGAGGGGATGAAGAGCAAGTTGACATCCGAGAAAACTGCGAAAGACTCAAACAGCCGGATTAACAAAAGCCTTCGGGCATGGAATTGCTAGGAGTAACTTATGGCTACAAGATGGGACAAAATGCCTAATCTAAACGAAGACGTTGTTAAAGGCGTCAGCGAAGATGTTGGCAAGGTAACAAAAAGTACTTCAAACCTTAAAGGTGCTGCAGTTGATGCAGTTAAGGAAGCTGGTGGTCGTGCCGCTAAACGCTTAGTAGGCCGTGCAGGGCTAGCAGGATTAGCTCTACAGTCTGGGTATGACGCAGGCCGGGCAATTGATGAAGCTACAGGCGTCGGTAAAAAGATGGTTGATGAGTCTGGTCTTGGTGATGCTGCAGCACAAGCAGCTACTTCCGGAGATAGAGTTACGCTTACCAAAGAAGCTCAGGACCGAATTGCTAAAGGCGATTTAGAAAAGAAGCCGGCCAAAAAAGCCCCCGCAAGGGCTAAACCTGCAGCTAAATCTTCCGAAGATGACTCTGATGAAGGTTATGTATCCCTTACCATGAAAAAAGGTGGTAGAGTTTCCGCATCTAAACGTGGGGATGGTATAGCCACCAAAGGTTTTACCAAAGGTAGATACATATAATGGATAACCATGACGTAAAAGTAATGACCGATGGAGCCGCAGTAATTGTAGGATTAGGCGGTTTTATGGAGTGGTTTCCACCTGTTGTGGGGCTAGTTGGTGGTCTGTTGACTATTGTTTGGTTGTGCTTGCGTATATGGGAGACCGATACGGTTAAAGCTTGGAGAAAACCAAATGCCAGCAACTAGTCTTAAACAAAAGAAATTTATGGATGCGGTGGCTCATAACCCCGCATTTGCTAAACAGACTGGGGTTCCTCAATCTGTTGGAATGGACTTTAGTGAAGCTAGTAAGGGCATGAAATTTGGAAAAGGTTCAGGCAACAGAGCTGACCTTCAAAAAATTAACAATCCTGATACCCGACACGGTAAGATGGAAGTTATGAAAAAAGGCGGCTCAGCCGAGCCTAAAGTTAAACACAAGGAGTCAAATATGAAAAAGATGGCAAATGGTGGAATCACCAAAGAAAAAATGGGTTCTGTAAAGACCGCTGCGCCTAGCAAAGATGGTGTTGCTGTTAAAGGCAAAACCAAAGGCACAATGATTAAAATGGGTGCTGCAAAACCATTGGGCATGAAACGCGGCGGTAAATGCTAAGGAGCTAATCATGGCTAAAAACGCTGGAGCTGGCCGTGGGTATTTAAACCCACAACGCACCGATGAGTCCGATGAAGAATATGTAACGCCTGCAAAGCATTACGATATGCGTAAAGCACAACTCGAAGCTAAAGAAGCCGCACAGAACGAAAAAGCCTACACTGCTGCATCTAAGAACATGAAGAGTGGTGGTTCAGCTTCTAGTCGTGCCGATGGTATTGCTCAACGGGGTAAAACCAAAGGTACGTTGATTATGTGTAGCGGCGGGATGTACAAAAAATGATGGCCAGTCGTGGAATGGGTGCAATCCGCCCATCCAAAATGCCCAAGGCGAAGACAAAATCTCGCCGGGATGATACTGATTTCACTGAGTACGCCGAGGGTGGTAAAGTAAATGCTGCGGGTAATTACACCAAGCCAAGTTTGCGTAAACGGATTGTGTCGCAGGTAAAAGCCGCAGCTACACAAGGCACGGGTGCAGGGCAATGGTCAGCACGTAAAGCACAACTTGTAGCCAAGAAGTACAAAGCGGCAGGCGGGAGTTACCGAGATTGAAAGCGCCACAGCAATCCCTTAAAAATTGGGGCGACCAGAAATGGCGTACCAAATCAGGGAAGCCTTCTTCAAAAACTGGAGAAAGGTACTTGCCAGATGCGGCGATTAAGTCTTTAAGCTCCGCAGAATATGCGGCGACTACCAGAGCAAAGCGTGCGGGTAAAGCGGCGGGTAAACAATTTGTTGCGCAACCAAAAGGTATCGCAAAGAAAACAGCAGGTTTTAGATAATGGCTACAACATCTGGCGCAACAACGTTTAATCTTCAACTAGATGAGCTAGTAGAGGAAGCGTTTGAGCGCGCCGGACGTGAATTACGTACTGGTTATGATTTACGCACCGCGACTCGCAGTTTAAACATTATGTTTGCCGAGTGGGCAAACCGTGGGATCAATATGTGGACAATAGAGTCAGGACAAATTGTTCTTACTCCCGGCCAAAACACATACGCACTCCCTAACGACACTATAGATCTTCTTGAGCATGTGATTCGTACACAGGCCAATAGCATTTCCAACCAAGCCGACTTGACTATTACTAGGATTTCTGTATCTACATACGCTACGTTACCGAACAAACTGCAACAAGCTAGACCGATTCAAGTTTGGATTCAGCGTTTTAATGCGCAAACTTCTCCAATTAGTGCCACGCTTACAACAACAATTACGGCTACCAGTACAGAGGTTGTAATAAATGATGTAACAGGCTTACCTCCCGGCGGGTTTATTAAGATTGATAATGAAATTATTAATTATGGCTACATTACCCAAAATACAAATGCCATTTCTGGTACGTTAAATAATTGTTTCCGTGGACAGCAAAACACAATTGCCGTAGGACATACCGCGACAGCTACTGTTTACTGGCAACAAGTTCCCGCTATTAGTGTCTGGCCGACTCCAGATTCTTCTCAACAGTACACCTTTGTTTATTGGCGTTTACGTCGTACCCAAGATGCGGGTGGCGGCGTGAATGTCATGGATGTACCATTCAGATTTATTCCTTGCATGGCCGCTGGCCTAGCATACTATGTTGCTGGTAAGATACCAGAAGGGATGGAAAGATTACAGATTCTTAAGGCTCAATACGATGAGGCTTGGGAGTTAGCAGCTTACGAGGATCACGAAAAAGCATCGTTAAGGTTTGTACCCCGTCAGCAGTTTATCGGGGGAACGTAAATGGGTAATCGGTTTGCTTCTGGCAAATGGGCGATTGCAGAATGTGATCGTTGTGACCAACGCTTTAAGCTCAAAGAATTGCGTAAAGAAGTTATTAAAGGTAAGAATTATGACTTGTTGGTTTGCAAAGAATGTTGGGACCCGGATCAACCTCAGTTGCATTTAGGCGAATTTCCTGTAGATGATCCACAAGGTCTAAGAGACCCACGTCCGGACAGAAGTTATATTGCTTCTGGACTGACAAGTACTGGAACGCAAGGCGAAGGAAGCAGAGTTTTTCAATGGGGATGGAACCCTGTGGGTGGGGCAAGTAGTTTTGATGCGGTTTTAACACCAAATTACTTGATGCCCGAGGTACAAGTTGGTACAGTTACAATATCTACAACGTAGGAGTTAATGATGGACAAAGAAGACATGAAACAAGACAAAGCCCTCATCAAGAAGGCTTTTAAACAGCACGATTCGCAAGAGCATAAAGGCGGTAAAGGCACGATGCTAAAGCTTGCTAAAGGCGGAAAAACCAATATGCAAATGCTCAAGATGGGTCGTAACTTAGCTAAAGTGGCTAACCAACGCCGTACAGGAAGAGGTGGTTAAAATGGCTACATTCAGTAAAAAAATTGGCGGTAAAGAAGTTGGCGATGCCATGACTTATGCTATACCGCATGACATGAATGGTAAATCTACTCCTATCCAAGAGGCTGGAATATGTGATAACAAAGAATATTTGCGTAATGCTAATGTTTCAGTTGCAAACTCTCGTAGTAATGATTATCCAGCTCCTAAAACAACTGGTATCAAAATGCGTGGCACAGGCGCAGCGACTAAAGGCGTGATGTCAAGAGGCCCAATGGCTTAAAGGTACGGCATGAACTATACGCAGTTAAAGACAGCAATTCAGGATTACACCCAAAACTACGAAACTACTTTCGTAGCGGATTTGCCTGTCTTTATTACGCAAGCTGAACAACGTATATACAACTCTGTTCAATTTCCTTCAATACGTAAAAATGTAAATGGTATTTTAACTAGTCAAAATAAATATTTAACTTGCCCATTAGATTTTCTTGCACCGTATTCTTTGGCTATTTACCCGCAAGCTGGTGGCAATTACATATATTTGTTAAACAAAGACGTTAATTTTATTCGTGAGTGTTACCCAAATCCAACAGATTATGGAACGCCTAAATATTACGCTTTGTTTGGGCCAACTACCGTTTCAGGAAACCCTCCCACCATAACCAATGAATTGACTTTTATTCTTGGGCCTACTCCGGATGCTGGCTATTACGCTGAACTGCATTATTACTATTATCCTGAATCTATTACCGTTGCATCCAGCGGTCAGACTTGGCTTGGTGACAACTTTGATAGCGTACTATTGTATGGTTCTTTGATTGAAGCTTATACCTTTATGAAAGGTGAGGCTGACATGATGCAGTTGTATAATCAAAAATACATGGAAGCGCTTTCATTGGCTAAACGTCTGGGCGATGGAATGGAACGTCAGGATGCTTATCGTTCTGGGCAATACAGGCAGAAGGTAGGATAAATGTCTTTATACCAAACGGCTACTACCAGCTTTAAGGTTCAGCTAGCTCAGGGTTTACATAACTTTGGGCCAGCCAGCCCCAACACGTTTAAGATTGCTTTGTTTACGGCAAATGCTAGTCTAAGCGCGTCAACTACGCAGTATGTATCAAGTATGGTTGGAGAGTTACCTACGGGTAACGGGTATACGCAAGGTGGACAACAACTTGTAATTTCTGTAACTCCAACATCTACCACCAATAGCACAACAGCTTATTGGTCTTTTAACAATGTATTATGGTCTCCTGCGGCGTTTACATGTCGTGGGGCTATGATTTACAATGTGACTCAGAGTAACGCATCCGTTTGTATTCTTGACTTTGGCTCAGATAAAACTTGCCAAAACTCATTCACGATTCAATTTCCAACCGCTGTGGCCTCCAGCGCTATTTTAAGGATTGCATAATGGCAATAGTAACAACAACTAAAGGCGATATGGACGAGTCTCTTCTTGAAAAAAGAGAAGGTTCTATTGACGACGACAACGAGTACACAACATGGGTTGAGTATTGGTTAGAGGGGGAGTTGGTTCACAGATCAGCTCACGTAACTTTAAAAAAGATGCCACCTTTTGCATCTGCTGAAGCGGCTTCACTATAAGGACTTATCATGTCAAATACACAATCAATGGCAACTTCTTTTATGGGCCAGCTAATGAATGGCGGGCATCAGTTTGGATCAATTACACTGGTCAGTCGGGGTAGCTTAACAGCCCCTACAAAAGACACGTTTAAAGCGGCGTTGTATTTTGCATCTGCTACGATTAACGCTTCTACTGCCGCTTATTCTATTACAGGGGAAGTGACCAACACTTCTGGTACAGGATACACGGCAGGGGGCGTAACAATTACAAATGCAAATGCGGTTACGGCAACCAATTCATCAATAACAGCAGGTGTGGCTTACTGGACTCCTTCCGCAGACTTTTCGTGGACAGCTTTGACGGTAACCACCGCTTTTGATTGTGTATTGGTATATAACTCCACGCAAAATAACACGGCAGTCAGCGTTCACACGTTTGGCTCTCAGACTATTAGTGCTGGTACGTTTACATTGACAATGCCCGCCAATACAACATCAAATGCTTTGTTGCGCTTGTCTACAACCTGATAGGTGACCTATGGCTGGATGGGGCAGTAATGCTTGGGGCGATGGCCCGTGGGGAATAGGTTTAACCCCGCTAACAGGTGATGTTGCTTCGGGGGGTGTAGGTTCGACTGGCGTTAGTTTAACAATTGCTCTAACAGGAGTTGGGGCAACGGGCAGTCTTGGTACTGTAGTTGCAAGCAATACAGACGCAGACACAGGGGATTTTGCGACAGGTAATGTAGGCACGGTTGGGGCAAATCTAACGATAGCCTTGACAGGTGTTGGGGCAAGTGGGGCGGTAGGATCAACCACAGTTAACATCTCGGTAGCACTATCTGGTGTAGGCGTTACAGGTACAACGGGATCAGTTGCTGTAAGTAACACAAAGGCTTTAACAGGAGTTTTAGCCAGTGGGTTGGTAGGTTCTGTCACTCCAAGTAAATCGTTTAACATAACTGGGGTAGCTTCTTCTGGTGCAGTTGGGACGGTAACGCCAACAAACTCAGATGCTGAGACAGGGGATTTTGCAACAGGAAACGTAGGTACAGTTGCTCCCAGTTTGACGATTTTATTGACAGGCGTAGGCGGAACAGGGAATGTTGGGACTGTCGTAGCTACAAAAACAATTGATCTGACAGGGGTCAATGCTACAGGTACAGCCGGAGCAGTGTCTGTTCCATTGGGTTCGGCTACAGCAACAGGTGCTGTTGGGACTGTTGGCTCAAACATCACGATCCAGTTGACTGGGGTGGGTTCTAGCGGTGCGGTTGGCACGGTAACAATGACAGGCAGGGGTGCTACATTAACAGGGGTTGCCTCAGTAGCGCAGGTAGGAACAATAGGAGTTATTTACTGGAGTTTAATTGATGACAGCCAGACTGCTTCGTGGCAAAATATCAATAATGCACAGTCGGTAACTTGGAACTTGGTTGATGATGCTGAAACAACAACGTGGACACCGATTACAACAGGATAAAACATGGCAATTACACCAACAACACTATTAAGCTTACCGCTTATTACCACAGGTACAGAATCTGGTAACTGGGGTGACGATGTAAACAATGGCTTAACGCAGTACTTGGATATTTCTATTGCGGGTACATTGGCTCTGACATCGGCTTCGTTTACATCCAACGCATTGACCCTTGCAAATACGGCTGGCACATATTTAGTTACAAACATTGGCGCAGCAACAGCGCAGTATTACATATTAAGTATCAGTTCTTTGGCGGCGAGTGTGACGATCACAGCCCCAAGCTCAAGTCGTTCTTATATTGTCAACAACTTAGACACCACGTACAACGTCACGATCAAGGCATCTGGTCAAACGGGCGTAATTATTTATCCCGGCGAGAAAGCCATTGTTGCATTCAGTTCTACGGATTACATCAAAGTTTCTTCTTATGTTGGCGTAGCAGCACTTCAGTTACCCAAGGGTACAACAGGTCAACAGCCTACAGGTGTATCGGGTATGTTGCGGTTCAATACCACAACGACTCAGTTTGAGGGCTATAACGGAGCTACTTGGGCATCTGTTGGCGGAGCAGCGATCAGCAATGACACAACCACAGCCACCAATGAGTACCCCTTATTTGCCGCCGCAACAAGCGGAACGGCTCTAACTGTTTACACATCCAACGCAAATTTACTGTATAAACCAAGCACAGGTGACTATCAAGCACAGCAGTTTATAGCGGGAAATGGCTTATTTATAAACAATCAAACCATTAACACAAGTTATTCAGTACCTGCAACGCAGAGTGCAATGTCAACAGGGCCAATCACGCTTGCGAGTGGTGTATCGGTCACAATACCAAGCGGATCACGGTGGGTTGTTCTTTAAGGAAGCAAAATGGCATCAGCAAGCGTAGTATTAACAAGCGACACAAGTGGAAGTGTAACGGTAACTGTTCCTAGTGGGACTGCTATTGGAACGACTACATTAACTCTGCCGACTTCTGGAGGAACCATACAAACATCAGGTTCAGGTTTCACAACGAATGGAGTGGCTTATGCGTCTAGTACGTCTGCTTTGACTACTGGGACTGGGTTGGTGTTTACTGGTACTAATTTGGGTATTGGTACAAGTTCACCTGCTTATAAGTTGGATGTGACAGGCGTTGCCAGAATTACATCAAATAACCAAACCGATGGTCTTTTAATAAACGGAAATGACAATAACAATGTAAAAGTCAGACTAGTCAATAGCGGGTCAGGTGGTCAAGATTGGCAAATGCAAGTTGGCATCCAAGGAGCTAGTAATAGCAACTATGTGCTTCGTTGCAATACCACTTCTACAAATGTTTTGTTTGCCGACTCCTCTGGCAATGTAGGTATAGGTACAAGTTCGCCTTTGGCTAAGTTTGATGTCTTATCTACATATGTGTCTGACGCAACTGTTCAAGCAAGGATAAGAGATAACACTGGATATGCTTTAAACTTTACTGGTACTTCGAGCGGGTTTAAAGGATTGCAAGTACAAGATGCTGCGGGTGCGGCTGATTATACAAATTTGTTGCTCAACCCTCTTGGTGGCAACCTATTGGTGGGGAGTTCAAGTAATATTTTATCAGCAAAGTTTTTAAGTCAATTTAATGGTAGCACTTCAAATGGTGCAGTTATTAACGATTCCAATAATACAAGTGCTTCAGGATTTATGGCTTTTTCTGTTTCTTCAGGAACATACTGTGGAAATATTACCCGTGTCGGGTCTACATCAGCAGTAGGATACAACTCTGGTTCAGATGAGCGTTTAAAAGAAAATATTGTTGATGCTCCATCAAGTAATATAAATGATATTAAAGTTCGTTCGTTTAATTGGAAGTCTGATAATTCATTTCAAACTTATGGTTTAGTTGCACAAGAACTATTAACAAGCGCACCTTATTGCGTATATCAACCAACAAATCCTGAAGACATGATGGGTGTTGATAATAGTAAATTAGTACCAATGATGATTAAATCAATCCAAGAACTCTCCACTCTCATCACAGCACAATCAGCAACAATTCAATCATTAACAGAGCGTATAACTGCTCTTGAGGGAGCAAGAACATGATTCAAATAGATGGCAAAACTGTTGATTTAACAAAGCCTCAAACATGGGGTAATAGTATTGAAATCAAACCCAATGGTTTTATTGAACAAACCAAAGATGGTGTAACAACTCATATTGAGCATCAACCATCAACAACAGAGTCTTTGACTGCATTGGAGAATAAATAATGGTTGCAACGGTAAACGCAAACACGACAACAGGGGTAGTAGTAACTTCTGATACAAGTGGTGCTTTGGCACTTCAGACAGGAGGTACTACTGCGTTGAGTATTAGTTCAGCGCAAGCAATTACGGTAAATGGGTTAATTACAAGTACTATTGGAAATAGTGGTTTTATTTTGCGAGGAAGTTCGGCAACCAATAGTTATATTTATCCAGTATATGTAACAAATACTTCTGGAGGAGTTCAACTTGCGTTGGAAGGTGCTTCTGGTGGAAATGTATTGGTTGGGGGAACTGCTTATGCAACAGTGCTTACAACAACTACTAACACGCCTGTTGAGATTGGTATAAATACAACCAGAGTGGGGTCTTTTTCTTCCACTGGTTTATCAATGGTAAAGAGCGTTGGTGTTGGCAATACAACCCCATCATCAAGTGGTGCAGGCATCACATTCCCTGCAACTCAATCAGCATCATCAGACGCTAATACTTTGGATGACTATGAAGAAGGGACTTGGACTCCAAATCAAGGTTCAGGTGTGACTGGTACATCATTTGGATCAGAGGGACGTTATACAAAAATCGGAAGAATTGTTTCACTTTATGGTTATGTTTACGGAGGAACAGCAATAGCTATTTCAGCTTTTGGAGAAATTTGCTCAAATTTGCCATTTACAGCAAATGGGGGTATTGTTGCCTTTGGTGTAGGCTATCAATCGGGAATTTTATATGTAAACGGTACAGGGGACTCAAGATTTTGTCAAGCATTTGCAAATACCACTTTAAATAATGGTGCTGTGGCAATCTCAGGTGGAAGTTATCCTGTGTATTTTTCGATCACTTATACAACAACTTAATAAGGAGTCATTATGTCACTTACCAAAAATATCGTCATAGATCAAATTACAGTAACCGAGAACGGCATTGTTTACTATCGTGAAGCAACTCGCATCATGGAAGATGGCAATGAAATCAGTAAAACCTATCACCGTTCATCACTAACACCTGAGCAAGACCTGACTGGTGTTCCTGATAGCGTAGTTGCTATTTGCAATACTGCTTGGACAGAAGAAGTTAAAACTGCTTATAGAGCAATGGTAGAAGCACAGCAAGCCAAACTAGGGGCATAACATGACCACCACAATTTCGGGTTCATACCCAGCGGTAAACAGCGATACAGACGCAACCATTCATGGCATAACAGTTGGATTGGGTGCGGGTTCTGTCGCAACAAATGTGGCAGTAGGTACGAGTGCTTTACAGGCAAACAGCACAGGAGCCGCACAAACTGCGGTAGGTTATCAAGCAGGTTATAGCTTAACATCTTCTGACTCAAACACAGTTATGGGTTGGAAAGCCATGTATACCAATACAAATGGCTCAAGCAATGTGGCAATTGGTCGTGGGGCTATGTATACAACCGATGGTGGTCAATACAATGTGGGAATTGGTCGTGAGGCACTTTACTCAAACACAACAGCATCTAACAACACCGCAGTAGGTTATAACTCTGGATTTAGAACAACTTCAGGTTCGCCCAACACGTTTGTTGGTGCTTACGCTGGTTATTTTAATACGACTGGAACAAATAATACCGCACTCGGTTATAACGCATACGCCACAAATTCAACAGTGGCAACAGGTTCATACAATACCGCTATTGGAGATTCAGCGTTATTAAATAACACCTCAGGCGCTAACAACACAGCAGTAGGTTATAAAGCGGGGTATACAAATCAAGCAGGTGCATACAACACATTTGTTGGGTATCAAGCAGGATATTTAACAAATGGGACAGGAAACACACTTAATACATTTGTTGGGCAATCAGCAGGGTATAACGTGACCACAGGTACTAATAATACAATTATTGGTACTTACAATGGAAATCAAAATAATTTAAATATTACTTCATCAAGCAACAATGTTGTTGCTAGTGATGGTCAAGGTTATTTACACTTTTTTTCAGATGGTGCAAGCAACTCTGCACTTTTTAATGGTGCGTATGCACTTACACAATGCTATGGCACAAACATTCAAAGTTTTAATGGCGCAACAACAATGGGTGCGGTGAATGTTTGGACAACTATGTGGACAGTACCACAAGGAACAACGGGACTTTTAATGTTTACAAGTGGTAATTGGGGATCTTATGGTGGTGCAACTTTATTTTTAATTGCACATGGAGTAGGGTCTAATGCCGCTATGGTACAAATTGCTGGACCAACACCTGATGGTCAAGGATATACATTTGCTTTTAGAATGAATGGTAATGATTTTCAAGTACAAAACCAAACCAACAGCGTTGCATTTCAAGCACGTTTAAATTTTATTCAGATGAGTTAATATGACTACATACACATGGACAATTAAAAACCTTCCTGCATACGCATCAATTGATGGGCAATCCAATGTTGTCTTTGAAGTCAATTGGCAATGCTTTGCTGTTACGCCTGTCTCAATTGTTGGGGATGTTTACACACCTAGTTACTCGGCAATTTACGTTGGTAATACTTCTGTTACTTATGTTGCTGGGCAACCATTTACCCCTTACAACCAATTGACTCAAGAGCAAATTTGGAGTTGGATTGACCCAACAATAGACAGAACAGCAATTGAAACAGGATTGCAAGAGCAAATTGATATTCAGAAAAACCCCCCTATTGTAACCCCACCATTACCTTGGAGTGCTTAATGGACAAAATCACACTACCTATCAATCTTCTTAACGCCATCATGGGCTACTTAGGTAAACAACCCTATGACCAAGTGTTCCAATTGATTGCTGAAGTGCAGAAAGAGGCACAGGCACAACAAGCACCACAGGAGCCTACAAATGGCAACTAAAAACTGGATCGCTGGGGCAATTAAAAAACCCGGTGCTTTGAAGAAAGAACTGGGCGTACCTGCGGGTAAAACGATTCCTGCAAAGAAGCTAGCCGCCGCTGCAAAAAAACCCGGAAAAGAGGGGCAGCGAGCAAGGTTGGCTGAGACGCTTAAAGGCTTCAAAAAGTAATGGATCCAATTACCATCTTTGCAGCTTGTAAGGCAGCGCACTCTGGCATAAGGCAGTGCGTTGAACTTTATAACGAGTTCAAGGAAGATGGTAAAGACATATCAGGCATAGTTACTGATATTAGTCAGCATCTGGGTAAGTTCTTCACGCATCACGAAGAGTTTAAAGTTGCTGAAAAGGAAGCTCAAAAGACTCCTTTACCTAAAAATGTGTCTATCAACGAAGAGGCAATGAACCGAGTTTTGCGTCAAGAG